GCATTCACCGTATTAGTATCATTGATAGTGCCTTCTAACAAATTCGCCTTCGCCTCTACTACTTTTCGTCTAGCGTCACTTGCACACGGAGACTTAACCGCAATATCCTTGTAGCCATTTTGTATCAGTAGGGCCTCAATATCTTTTTTGGTTCGATTTTTTATGGTATCAAGCCAATCTTCTTTTTCCTTGGGTGATGTATATACGAATTTACTGTCCCCATCCGAAATGCTATCAAATGCAGATTCGGCCTGATCTAGATATTCTACCGCAGTTTGTACTAGTTCTTTTTTGATCATCTGACCAATCGTCTTGGTCTTATTACCTGGGGGTTGAGCCATTTGTAACAGAATTTCTTGAGTAGTCATCGCCCCCTGATGAAGTTGATCGAAAAAATGAATTCTCTCTTTATTTGTTAACCCTTTAATCTCGACCTTATTCCCGTTCAAATCTCTGGCAGTAGTTCCAAGTATAATTTCCAGTTCTCGTACCATTTCATTACGACTCATGTCGTAACAATCACATGCACCAGATTTTATCAAAGCTATTCCCACATTCCTATGGAAACCTGGAACCGCCGCCAAGAAGTGAGCCCAAGTCTCTAGAGACCCTACTGTGGCCCCTGTGGTGGTCGCTGTGACGATCTTTTGGATAGCCGAGGCTCCTACGCCCCTTATGTGCGCCAGACCGAATGCTACGCCTTTCTGGGGTTCTTCGGTCATTTGAAAATGAATGTTGCCCCTTCGAATATCGGGAGGTAAAATATCCACTCCAAATAATCGGGCGTCCTGTACTAATTTATAAATTTCTTCTTTTGGATCACCTTTATATTGGGAATAAGTCAAATAGCTAGTAAAAAATTCTTGTGGGAAATGACATTTTAACCATGCTGTTGGATAGCTTATTCCTAGAGCATAACCCATTGCATGGGCTAAGTTGAATGAATATCTTTGACACTTCTCAATCCAACCGAATATTTCTTCTGCGATTCCCCTGCCAATTTGGCTATGGGTTTGACATCCTGCTATAAATTTATCTTTAAGAGATGCCATTTTCTCTGCTAATTTTTTACCGATTGCAGACCTTAGCATATCTGCTTCAATAGGATCGAATCCAGCAAGATCGGTAGCAATCCGCAAGGCTTGTTCTTGAAAAATTAGACAACCATAAGTCGGTTCCAATATGGGCTTTAATAACGGATGTAGATACGAATGTTTTTTGCGTCCGAATTTGATATCCACATAATCCTGAGACATTCCAGAATCAAGACTTCCCGGTCTCAAAATACTTACCAAAGCAGCCAATTCTTCAATATTGCTAGGTCGTACTTTTTTGGCCCAATCTTGACCCAGATTTTTCTCTAACTGAAAAATACCGACAGTATGACCGCCTGAGATTAATTTCCAGGTAGCAGGGCAATCCAGTGAAATATCGTTAATACTGAATTCACCAGGAGTGACTTTACAATCGCAATTGCTGAACTCTATCATACCCCATTATACCTCGAAATCAATTTTTTGTTCCATATATTTAGAAACTTTCGTATGCCTTAGCAACGGTTTTCAATATATAGCCGATATCCGGGGACATTTCCGATAACCGTTTGAAAAGCGGTGTTTCAACAGCAGCCAGAACCTCGGGTTTATGTGTCCGATAACCCCTTGCTCCCCGAAGTCCTATTATCCCACCATGTTCAGCCAATCGGATATGTGTCCCGTGATGATTAGATGTCACTAGGGCGGGCCAATAAGTCTCGGATAAATCTGACGGTGGTTTACCTAGATCTGATTCTATTATCATTTTCAATAATAGTTGTTCATTAAAGCCAAGTGGCGGTAAACGAATATCACCGTGGGCAAGACGTGAACGATACTTATCGATCATTGGATGCATCGCCGCAAACCACTCTTTCGGTTGGATTACATTTATACCACCCATTCGTCTAGGACCAGCAACGGGCGGTCGGATAAAATTGCTGTATGGGATTCCTAATCGTCGACAATGAGCCAGATGTTGGTCCATATAAGATGGAAACTCACGATAAATAGCCATGTCTACATCGCCGATAGACATGCATTCGTATTGCTCAAATGCTGGTTCATACACTAACCATCTTAGGCACTTTATAGTATTGGCATCGGCTGACCCGTATTCTGGTGTATATTCGGCAAAAGACAATTCTCTTACCTCGAAGTTGCCAGACAACAAAGCGAGCATGGCCCGAACATCGTCTGTTATGGTTTCGTCCAGCATCACTAACTTATGTGCTTCTGGATATGCTCTATTCAAGAAATACAAAAACCATGGGACATATTTTTGATATGACCTATTGGCTACAGTCATAAACAGCATTTTATGCTCATCGCACATCATTATTCACCCATTGCCCTTCTAAACATTTGCCCCAAAAGAGTCGGAGCTTCAAGAAGTTGCCCACGGTTCATTCTTAATGATTGGGAATTACCCTGCTTGAACATTTGATGAAACAGCATGACGCCAAAAGGGTTCTCAATACAGACGCGGTCGATCTGTTCTTTTCCGTCGAATCTGAAAGCCTCCCATGAGGCAATAGGCTGTATCAATTTGTTATCCAGGTGATGATAAGACAATCCAGATACAGCTTGACGCACTATAGAAGGTCCAAGTCCGCCCCAACGGAAAATGTGGCCCGGTTCATGAAGGCTCAAGGCGTGCTCAATTAGATTGACGGCTTTTGAAATAACTCCACCGCGCTGCGTCGAAAGCAAAAATCCACACTCTGGTTCGCCATACTTAAGAGTTGGGGAAGCGGTCGCTATAAGATCAATTCCATCCTTTAATAGATCAAGCGTTGGTTTCAGACTTCTAAATAGGATGAGATCAGAATCGAGCCATATCCCCCCATATTCTCTCAGTAACATATACCGCAGATAATTGGACTTATTATTGATTTGAGCAATTTGAAAAAAGGTTTCAGAAATATTCGGTAAAAACTGTTTTACATTATCAGTTGTCACCATGTGGATGTTAAAATCTTCCTGACAGTGTCTTTCTATTGTTTCTAGACATAACTTGATATAAGCAGGGGGTTCTACTGCTGGTGGAATATTATCCCAATAGAGCCAAATTTTAGGTTTTCCCATTATTTTTCCTTTTCTTGTATTTGCGAGCAGGTGTGGTCAATGCTTTTGTCAATGACCAGCCACATTTACAATTAGTCGTCCGAACTTCTTCCCAGACAGGTCTATGAATTTGCCCATTATCTTAACACCGAATACAATAACATGTGTCGCGCGTCACCCATGTACGTATGAATGTTACTTATGTTTTCTGCCTCCATCCGTTCTCGTAATTCATCTTCTTTGTGTTTCTGAGATGGACTCTTGCGGACATCAAAATCTATTAGCGTTGCCTTAACTTTATCATATTCGCCAGAATTAATAAGGTCTAAAACAATTTCACACTCGCTACCTTCAGCATTAATTTTCAAAAATATTTCATCATCAGATGATATATTATCACGAAACCAATCGGATGCCTTTATGAATTGACATCTCGTCACTCGTTTCTCGGGGTTGCAAGTGGTTTCATAATCTTCATGGACTGTTCCCCCTTGTGAACCCTCATTATGAAGCAACATCTCGCACGTCTCCGACCACAATCCAGCTTTAACAATTTTTACCCTTGTGTTATTGTTGAATTTTCTATTTAGAATGTCGAGACACAACGGAGATGGATCGAACCCAATAATGTGGTCGACTTTGAATCTGGGCTGTAACAACAATTCTATTGTTTGGCCCTGATGACTTCCTACGTCTAAAAATATTCTATTCATATTATTTTCTCCAATCAAAATATACAAAACGAGCCAGGAAAACGTCATTATGGATGTGGAATGCGAACTTTAATTTGGGCAATAATCCTGTAATTTTCAATTGTTTTATCGCAAATTCATGATTTGATGGAACTCCTTCTTTCAGGAATTTGCTAACATTATCATACAAGTTCCCAAACTTATCCATGATTTCAGAGCCTCCAAAGAAAAAATAGTCAGCCAAAGCCGGGTAATTAGGTGTGTGCGGGTATCCTATATGAATATGTTGAAGTTCCTTATTTTCTTTTTTATTCCATCCATGAAGAAACCAATCTTCATGTCGGATTCCTTGCCCATTTGACATTCTCATAACACACCAGTTCGAAGCGTAAAAATGGTTTGGATCGAATTGATTAAAATGTACATCGGTCATCCAAGCAACATCGAATCTACCAATCATAACCATATCATATTTGAAACCGTGTTGTTCTTCATATTTTTTTTTGAGTTGCATACATCTCTGAATACTATACCATCTTGCAATGGTTATCTGTGTTTTCGACGTAATACCATCAGGGTAATTTTTATCAACCTTTGCTCCATTAATGTTGAATTTTGGGTCTGGTTCGAATATCGCGGCTTTTGGTTTATATGCATTTCTCAAATCTTGTTCTGCATCAACACTTGGGGTGTGCATAAAGACATCTATATCGTTGTGGGCAAACATATGCTTCTGATAATGCTCTAAACCCTTCTCCCATTCAACAGGCGTCCTCTTTCCTGTCTTGCCATCCCACATCTGGCCGCCGACAACTTTTTTGCCCGGATGTAGTGCCATACCATTTAAGCATAGTGCGATTTTCAAAATAATCTCCTAGCTATGCCCATGCCATAGTCTAAGAACTTGCCTGATTTTATTTCTGAACCTATTAGTTGTTTATCGAATAATGTTTCATCTATTGCATCAAAAACTGATCTTGGGCCTATATGTACATTGGTATCATGTATGATTACATTAGCTCGCGGCGATAAGAATTCAGTAAAACACCAATCATTGACCATTAGTGTTATAGAATGATCTCCATCTATCATTAATAGGTCAATAGTTTTCATTCCAAGTTCCAGCATTTTTTCTCTGATGATTTTACGTAAACTGGAATCAATCTTCATCGTATGTATATTTTTGCTTACGTCATTTATACTTGATTTATCATTAACATCAATTCCGAGATATACACAATCATCTTCTTTGTTTTCTAAAATTGCTCTTGTCGTTGATAGTAATGGTTTTTTATACACGTTTATTCCAATTTCCAATATAGTTTTAGTATCAGAGGATATGGCATTACTTAGCATATCTACGTGCGACTGTCTAATGGAAGGTCCACTATGGACTAGCGGGGTATTCCCAGGTAAATTATTATGAATACACATAGGTAGACCAAATCCATCTTTAACTCTAACGAACATTCTTTGTTCGTCGTCTAAATATTCTGGTTTTATTGTCGGTATATATTTAAGACCAACGACATCGGATGGATTACGCTCCCAATTATTCTGCATCATGCCTTCTTTTCCCATATTGTGTTTTCCTTTATCTGTACCTTGCCCTATAGTGTGCGAACAATCTTACGCTCTTCACCGGAAGTAGTTTTGTCTACAAAATGGACTACTTCGTACTTACGATCAAACGTTAACACCCATTCGTTAAACGCCCTTTGTTCGTGATCGTCATATTTCTCATCGTGTCTATAAAACCATTCATCAAATACAATAATTGTACCTGGTACTATATAGTCATCAAGTGCTTCTAAAACTTCTTTAGCAGAACTATATAGATCGGAATCTATGTGTAATAGCGCAATGGGTTCGGCAATCTGAAGGTAATCTGATAGCGTATCTGTGAACCATCCAGCATAGAATTTGACATCCTTAACATCAGGAATCACTCCATTAGTCGAGAAATATTCTGGCGGTACAACTACTTTTCCGTTTTTGTCCACCCAAGCTTCTGGTAATCCTACAAATGAATCAAAACCAAATACTTGAAAAGATTCGTCTAGGGTTTGTCTAATTGTCCGAATGGTTCCTCCATGACATACTCCAAATTCTAAAACATGTTTATATTTAGGATTGATTAGTGTAAGCCCATGCTGCAAACTAGATTTATTCATTATATTCCTCCAATTCATTTAGCATTAATTTTCCAAGGTGAAATAGCATTTCTGCATATGGTTGATGATGTAACGCTGCGATATTGAGATATATAAGTGCTGTCAACAATTTTACTTTGTGGTAGTCGTAATGGTTACGTACCAAATATTGTTGTAGCCATGTTTCACAATCAATGAGTGTTTGTCTTCTCAGTAAATCAAAGTTAACTGTGTCACCATTTATATCAATCTCATACAAACCTTTGTTTATAATGCCGTGTGATACAATTAGTCCATGCCACAGTTTGGCTAAATCGTAATAGATATCACCGTAATCACTTAACCCACCAAAATTTTGTCTCCAGTCTAATAAACAGAAATATCCATCCATATCTATAATATTCTCGAAATGTAAGTCGCCGTGAAAGCGGACTGGAATTCCTGTAGATATCCACGTCCAATCTATCTTGTCCAGTAACTCAAATATAGGCGGAACATCTACACCATTGATACATTGTGCTGAATCGTGATATCCAAAACGTTCAAAGTAATCACATACTCGTTGAATAGTCTTGTCTTTGTAAAATCGAAGATATACATCTTGAACATCGGCTGTCAATAATTGTCTATCTCCCCACATTTCTTCCATCCAAATAAGGAACTTCCTAAATAATGATGTGGTTATAGTTCTAGATAAAACTTGACCATCGATCATTTTGTAACAATACATATTCGGAGTACTTCCTTCGATTATCGGAACATGCCCACTTAATGCGATAGCTCGTTCAACTCTTTGTGCAATGAATTCTTGGTCTGTTGAGAACTTGATGACTCTATCATTGCAAAACCAAATGTGTTCCTGTTCTTTTGGAAGAATATTAGGGGCATCCTCTCGGTGGAATATATTATTTGCGTGCGCAAGCGATTCTACTGTACCAGTATCGTACCATGTAAATTCAACCCCTTTAATTGGCTGCTCTTTTATCATCGAAGCTAAGGCAAATGATTCTCCTTGATTGGTGGTACCTTTTTGCAAAGCTTCGTCCATAGCTTCCCAGAAGGTTTTGTAATCGTGGATACCACAAATTCCAATATAAGCTTTTGCTTCTGTGTGAACACCCTTTTCGCCTAAATCCTTTACTACTGTGTTATCCCATGAATCTACGACAACAGAACGATAATCTTGACCAGCCCGGACATTGGCATGTCCTATCCAATCATGATCTGGCGGTGGAATATCTTCTGTTACTATCGCATCGTTGGTAAAAAATATAAACGGACATTGTAGCATATCTTGGTAATCACATAAATCTGCCGTAAGACCATTTCTATTTGCCCATATGAATGTGAACTTACGATCTGGATAAGCCAATGTTAAAAATTCTTTTACCAATTCCCCTTTGTGTCCAAGATCAATAATCAATTCTATGTTTGGCGGAAATTTCTCGATAATGTACGAAATAATTGGACGATTGGCTACTGGGACCAATGTCTTATTGACATGATCGCAATGATTGCCTAATCTGGAGCCAACACCAGCGGTTGGAATTAGTACTTTGTATGTTTTATTCTCTCCCATAATCGTCCTCAACTCTTACTACGTCGTCCAATTCGGTCGTAGATGCTTCTAAGTAAATTGCGTCTTCTTTACCTTCCATGCGATGTACTTCTCCTGGTAAAATAGTGCAAAAATCACCAGGATACAAAACAATATCTTCCCAAGTCGATTTAGCTCCGATAAAATTTTTGGTAATTAACAATGCACCACTTAATACATAGATGGTTTCTGTTTTGTACTCATGATATTGTAGACTACATCTATGCCCTTTGTACATATATATTTTTTTGACAACATATCTTTCTGTGTTAGCAAGAATTTCTTCTTTACCCCACGGTTTTCCAATAGCTTCCATAGTCTCTACTCCAATGAAAACAAGTAATGTTCGATTACACTTGTTATTTCACTAATAATACTTTCACGAATATTGATCTTTTTCGAAAGCTTTGCAACAATTTGTTGATATGCCTGCCCGTTAAAGTGATAGTGGCCAGCTATCCACGCACATGGTATTCGCCGCATCCCTACGGATGCATAAAGCCATTTCTCCCAATTTCCGCCGTTATTAACTTCATCTATAAAATGCTTAATATCTATACCATACATTAAAGCCTTAGACAGTACATGACTAGTTTGTACGACCCCTAGTTGCGGAGCAATATTTACAGCACCTACAATACCTTTTCGATAAGCTATTTGTTCGGTGGTTAGATAATCGGCGTTATGTTCTTTCGTTTTGATACCCAATTTGCTTAACGCCTTGTGTATGACACGAACTTTGTCAATATCAAACGATCCTACGTTACTTGCTTCTCGCACAAGACTGCCTGTCTGCACGACATAGAAAGCAGGGTGTGATATTTGTTGACATGTCCGGGCATCTTCTACGATTCTATCGACATCGTCTTCGGCCTTCCCCCTATTGACATCTGTTCCGATTTCAAATCTTATATCTGGCCTTGTGTCTAGGGCAAATTGCATTAATGCTATAGTATTTTGTATCTTTTCTTTATGCGACATGGCTCGTCCAAATGCCAATGTATCCGTATCCCATTTTGTTGTGGCATTGCATAAGTCGATATGAATAAGATCGAAGCCATGTTCCAAATCACAACGGATAGTATCCTGAACGGATTCCAGAGAATTGCTGGGGCTTCCGAAACCAGGACCACAATGGTCACGGCAAATAGCAACATTTGCATATGGGTATTTATGTTTCATGCTTGCCAAATAATCAATATACTGTGATGTAGTAAATACATATCCACTATCAATATCCACCTGATTACGAGAACATATGAGCATCAACTGTTTCCCGAACCTACTGGAATGGCGGAAAACTGCTTCAATAACTTCTTTACTCATTGGTCCGCAGGCCAGATTAGATGTCAACATGTTCCATTCCCTTATTTCGAGGTAGATTTACGCAAGCGGCGGTTTCGGCAATTGTTTTGGCTTTCATGTCATTAATAACTACTCGTTGTCCTTTGGGCAGTCCCATGATTAAACTATGGAAAAACAAACCAGTATCGTGTAATTGTTGATTTGTAAAGCTTCGAAGACTCTCTGGTCGTCCCGTTGTTAAAACAATCGTATATCCTTTATAACCCCATCGTTTGAAAGCCTCTCGTACACCAGGCAATAATTTACACGGATTAGTAAGTATAGCTGTCATATTGCCATGATGTTTTAATATACATCCATCGATATCACAAAAAACCGTCTTGATATGTGCGGCGTGATCAGTCTGTTTCATTGATAAGTCCTTCCTCTAGAGCTACTTCGTCATCACATCCGTTAATCAAATCCTGTGCTTTCCACATCTTATCTAGTGCTACAACACCGAGGAAATCAAACTTGACACACCCCATTGCCTCGGCATGGCCCATCTCTACGCCAACAACGCGATTTTTGCTCTTGGTATCATAGGCTAATGGCACTAATTCTGCTATCGGTCTATCAGCAATTACAACTCCAGCAGCATGTTTGGACTGAGACTTTTTGGTTCCTTCAATACGTATCGCTTGATCAAATAGTGGTTTATACCATTCATAGGCATCCTGAACATATTCAATATTATGCACAGCCCACTGCAATATGCCGTAATCATCCCCTTGTTCTGCTCTCGCTTGTCTCAATTCATCCGTTATTGTGGCTTCTTCTGGGATATGATGTGTAATATCATTGCATAAATCGTGAGGTGTGATACTAATATCATCCGTATCTTTCCCTTCTTTCAGAGCCTTAACCTTCATTAGATGTCTCACCGTATCTGGATTAGCACGAAATACTTCTTTCAGAGCCGCTTTCCCTTGAAGCCGACCGAATGTTATCATCTGGGCAACATATTCTTCGCCCCATCGCTCTTTGAGATATGCTATCACCTTACTACGAAAGACAACTGAAAGGTCTATGTCTATATCTGGGAGGCTGATATGACCAGGATTAATAATTGGGGGCTTATCAAAACATATCTTATTGACCTTTTCAACAATCCACATTACATAACTATTGCTCGGATTATTTCTATCTAAATCTACGTTATCTATTAAGTACTGATAATATTTTTGTATTTTAATATCTTTTAATATATCAACTTCTAAAGTAAAGAATTTATTATCTTTAATTTGTATAAATCTTTCTTTATTTATTTTATTTTTTATGAATTCACGAAAATTCATCGTTGATCTCCTTTTCTTTTTTTATTATGCATCGTATCTGCCGGAATTGTTAACGCATTCCTTACAGACCAACCAACTTTAATTCTATATCGTATCGTCGCTTGTTTTATTCCTGTTATCTCCTCCCATTCCGCAAAACATAATTCTTTGTTATCATATTTTAATAAATGATTGGTTCTTCTATTTCTTGATTGCTCTGCCATGGTTGACAATTTGTAGTTTTCTGGACAATAATTCCCATTGTTCTCAATACGATCAATAGTTTTGCTTTCTGGAATTTCTCCAATGTCATTCAAAAAATTTATATATCCAGTTTTTTTATTGTTCCATCTTTCACATACGGCGATACCTCGTCCTCCATAATCTTTATAAGCAGAATCATTATGATTATTACATCTCCTTCTCATTCCGATCCATATATGATGTGTTCTTGAGTGTTTCCCATTTATTGTATGGCCGTGTGTTTTGTTTAATTTACCAATTTTTGACGCATATTGTTTTTGTAAACAGCCGCAGCTTTTACAATGGCCACTTTTAACTGATAACAATCTAGTTTTGAAAATTCTGCCACAATAACATTGAAATTCTCCGCATATATTTCCATTATCTGATTCATTTTTAAGAATTTGTATTAATTTTGGTTTTGCATATTCCATTAATAATTGTCCTGAATAAATTTATCGAAAGAAAATTCATCAAAAGATATATGTTTTTGAACGTTTCTACCACTGTTGTAAAATCGTTCGAAGTATAGTCCGTACTCGATTGGATCGATACCGGTAATTCCCGTGAGATAGTTGATTAGAGAACCAGCACCAGAACCACGCCCCTTCCCTCTAGGACCATGATTTTCATCTACAAATTTGCAAGCGTCCCAGACAATCAGGAAGTAATCTGCCAATTTAGCTTCCATAATAACAATAAGTTCTCTCTGTAGTCTGTCCCAATATATCCTTTTCTGTTCAGGGGTCAAGTGTGTAAGCTTTGTTTTTGCGCCTTCGATACAGAGATATTTCAGATATTCATTTGAGTTAAGTTTGAGTTTCGTAGATTCGTCATTTGTGAAAAGCGGTAAATACGGGTTGTGACCCAACCCTGAATATTCTATCCGATTTGCAATATCTAATGTAGTTTGAAGTTCTTCCTCCGTGAAGTGTTGTCTCATCTCGTCATAAGAAAGTATATAATAATTATCTGATATAAAAAAGTCCATAACATCTTGTCCGGTAGAAATTTTATAATCTTGCGCCTCTTTAGTTGTGTGAAGCGAAGCATAAAGTAAAAGTCTCTGGTCCTCGGCGTCATTTTTTCTACAATAATGAGAATCGGTCGTCGGCACAACAGGTATTCCAGTTTCTTTACTTAATTCACGAAGACATTCTGCTACGACTACCTGCATATCCATTCCAGCGAGTTGAATTTCAAGATAATAATTACCTTTTCCAAATATGGCTAGATGCTCGGCAATGATAGCTTTGCCAACATCTTTCCAATCTGGTTTGAGATATTCTCTCGAACCCGCTGCGTTTCCATTACGACCCGCCATGATAGCCGCTTTGAAATCAGTGAATAAAGACATCGGTAATTGTCCGGCTATGCAGGCATTTAAGCAAATTAAATTACCATGTTTAGCAAACGGCGTGATTTGTTCAAGGCTAAGTCGAGGTTTTCTATAAAAATGTTCTGGCTTATTCGATTCACTCACAAGAGACATTAAATCCTTTATTCCCGCATCGTTTCGAGCTAAAATAATTAAATGATTTCTCTTATTGTTGCCATTATTTTTGATAGTTGCGTGTTGTTCACACTGATAAATTTCACAACCAACAATACATTTGATTTTCGCTTTCTGACATTCATCATAAAATGCTTTCATACCAGCCAAGGTTCCATGGTCAGTGATACTGCATCCAGGTAAACCCAATTCTATACATCTTTTAACTATGTCTTTCGGCGCCGACAAACCATCCAAAAGTGAAAAGTAACTATGCTGGTGGAGTGGAATATATGTTTTTGGATTATTCATTATTTTGCTTTCCTTGTTTCCCTGCTGGAGTTATTAATGCTTTTTCTGTTGACCAACCAAGTTTCAAACGCCTTAAGATGGTCCCCTTATGTATCCCCGTTTCCTCTGCCCAAGCTGCAACACATTGAGCTTTTCCGTTATATGTAATTAAACGGTTATTTTGTCTATTTCTGGCTTGTTGTTTTCTGGTTGCCCACCGACAATTAGATTTACAATACCCTTTATCGTTTTTAATTCTATCCAGAGTAAGTCTTGATGGACGTTCTCCCATATCTTCAAGAAAATTTGTAAAATTTTCCCATCGTTGACAAACCGTGATTCCTCGACCGCCATAATCCTTATATTGCTTAAAATTAGGATCAGTGCATCTTTGAATCATACCTCGCCATGATAAATAAGTTGCAGTTGTTCCATTTTTTGTGTTATGACCATGTTTAGTTAATTGTCGTACAACCATTTCTTTCTGGAAACACCCACAGCTTTGAGTATGACCACTTTTAAGATGATAACCAAGAACGACAATTTCTTTGCCACAATCACACTGACATAGCCATTTTATCTGTCCCCATTGATTTTTATTAGCATATTTGATAACAATAAGTTTACCAAATTTTTTCCCAATTAAATCAATGAACTTTGGCATTTTATTTCTCTGGTTTTCCAATAGCCAACTGACCTTCACAATCCAGGCCAGCGTAGCGGTCTTCAACATAATCGCCACCCATTGTGTGTAAATCGCTCCACACCCTCGAACATATTCCGTTGTTATTAAAACCGCACATTTTACAAGTCCAGTGACGGTTTCTGCGAATTAATGTATCCCTTTTAACTGTCGTAAAGAAGCTATGTAAAATAGCTATCGTTTTAGCTAAGTCATCTTGAGACAAAGCAATCGTAATTGGCCCACCAGAATTTGTATAATAAAAGGTTATTAAAAATTTCTTATACTTGGGATACAAAAAATATGCTGCCAAATGATAAAGTCTAGGCTGTATTTCTTTCATCAGCACTACTTCATCAATTGATTCTTGTGTGTAGAAACTTTTTCTCGCACCAGTTTTCCAGTCTACAATTTCTAATGTTTCTTTGTCGAGTTCGTGGGTAAAGTCTATAAAACCCCGTGATGCAAATTGGTGTGTCTTTCCGTCCTCATCGACACATTCCCATTCTTTTCCGGGCATTGCGAGCGCGAACCATCGTTCACTATCTATAACGTTAAGATTGTACGGATTGTAAAATTGATCCTCCAATACTGTTTCGAGTGCTATTCGACATTTTTTGAAATCCGCACATTCCTTAAATCCACCAGTTTCTTTATCGATACGTGTGGTAACTCTTCTTATGGCTATTTCGGGAGATGCTGCTGTGTGTTCGTCCCAAGCCCTATTGAGTAACCACATGGGATCGACATTAGTCTTGCCGCGTTTGCGCAATTTGACCATCCATTCTAGAGCCTGGTGTACAATACTGCCCTGGAGCGCTGCTTTGCCTGCTCGTGATTCTAGACCCAAGATATAGTGGAGGAAATAGGCGAAAGAACAATGGTTGTATAATCCGATTGAACTAGCGCTACATCTAACAATTTTCATCTGTTTCACTCTTAGTAATAACTTCGTTTCTCCTTATACCCGCTTGCCAATCGAAACTATCATCCAAGTCTGTTCGACCCACCTCTTCGTAATGCATAATACACATTACGTTGAATATGATAGCGGCACCATGATCCTCATCAGTGTCTCTTTTTATGAATTGATATACGTGTCTTAATAAACTAGCTATACAGCGAGATACAGGAATACCCTTTGTCCAATTATGTTCATCATATTTCTCAGCACCCCTAGTATACAACATCGCAAGTCGTTCTAGTGGACCTGGAGGTATTAAATCATAACGTGGCTTACCCTTCTGGGTATCTCTGACAGCACCTCCGTCAAAATCTTCGCGTATTCCAGAATCTTTTGTGTCAAATTGCTGCGACATTACTATCCTCCATTCCGTAACTATCCGAAAGCATTTCTGCCCTAGATGCCTGCTGCAAAATTGGTTCTATTTTTTCTGCGATATCGCTAGTTAGCATATCTCCCACATCCCCTACTGTAGTAGGCGTGACACAGAATACCCTGAAGTAATGTGTCAATTGTTTTTCCAATCTAATCATAGCTTCCCGGCCAGCGTCATCATTATCAAACGTACACACAACAGTTAATGCACCAGCGTTTTGCAACATCAGTCGTTGTTGGCGAGATATGTTCAAACCTAATACCGCTACGCTATTGCGAATACCTGCTGCCTCGTATGCCCAAACATCTCCCGGACCCTCGCACAAAATAACTGTACCGGTTTTACTAATAAAATGCTTAGCATACCATATATTGTAAAGACACAATTCTCCATGAAAATCTTTCGAGTGTTTCCATTTAGTATATATTCCACTATATCGAGAATCGGGACAAGTTGAACGTTCTGGGTGATGATGCATTTTGCAATGTGGACATTTGTCGTAGATACTTCTTCCAGACCATCCCATTATATATCTCCCTGTTACATCAAGGATGGGGAAAAATGCTCTTTTGTACATTGGCTTATTTTCTGTATTACAAAATGATATATGATACCTGGCAATAATTTCCGGTGAAATACCTCGATTTGGATAATACACTTGGTCTGGTTTGAGATGCGATACCATTGTCGCTAGTGGTATTCCGCAACCCTGCATAGCCACTTGTTTCTTTCGATGTTGTTTGACTATCTTAGCTATTTCTATATCCTGAGCCGTACTTGCGTCAACATGATATTGTTCTAAACCTAATACCTGTGCTACAAAATTGACCGCTTGTTGAAAATTCCATCTCTTTTCTGTCGTGCGAGTCATGGCGCCGCGTACCAAACCAAAAATACTTGTCGATGGGCCTGTTATTGGGTCGCGGTGACACCCCCTTGTCTTGCACTGCCAATGATTAGACCTGATAGCCCAGAACATCGCCCTTTGATTATCGCCACCATGTACGGGGCAGGCTGCTTGTAAATAATCATGTCGTTCGATATACTCAAGACCAAGAGCATCGAATATTTCCACCACACGCTCGCAAGCACGATCCTGGATAAATGAAATATCTTGGGTACTAAACTGCCTCATGTGAAGAATTCTCCAATGCCGATTGTGTTACCATCGAAAATGGTTGGCCTTCAGATAATTTACCAACATTAAGATTGCTAAGAACATTGATATACTCACCGCGCTCCATACCAGCACCAGACCGTGTATCTACCACTATTAGTTTTTTGGTGCCATTAGATGGTGGGTCTTCATTTAATTCTGTTTGTGTCTTAGGTTTAAGGATGGTGAAATTTGAACACAACCATGCAATTCTATCTGACCCAGAAACCACTTCAGACCCTTCTTTTTCAACACCATCTCTATTGAGTTGCACCGTAGCCAATACAGGTAACTTAAATTTTACTGCAAAATTGTGCAGTGCTGTAGTTAAAAAACCTAGCAATTGATATTCTTGTAGATTGTTTTTGAATCCGCCATCATCCATTAACTTGATATAATCATAAATTATTAAGCACGGCTTGGCTGCACCGCTATCAGTAAATCCTACGGTTTTAGATAACCATCTTCTGGCTATGGAGATAATTGAATGTGGTGCTAAACCAGCCACCGAAAAGTGATCTATTGGTAGTTGTTCAATATGTTTTTGACATCCCCATAAAGCTTCTGATTCATGTATATCGTACTTGAATTGGCCAGTCTCAACGTGATTTAGTTCAACGCCAGATACCAACGATGTAAGACGATAAAGTTGTAACTCACTAGTGAGTTCAGTGTCTAGATATAATACTGGAATGTTATTTTCCGCCATGTTGCGAGCAATATTCATACAAAGGAAGCTGTTATGACTTATAATTCCATTTGTAATAAAGCTATGCCCGTCTGGGATATGAAAATCCGATGTCCATGTTTTATCTTCAGACAGGGTCATTATCCTATCAAACAGTAAGTGTTTATCTATTAATGTTTGAATAATTTTGTATTCTTCTAGATGGCTGTACTCATGCAATTGATTCAGTAATTTTTGGACAATATCTCTTCTGGCCATTCTTGTACCACGAATCCAGTTATTAACAACATCTCTCATATCGTTTCTGTGGCCTGGAAGAAAATATCCCCGATGATTTTTTATAGCTATTTTTAGTTTTTTAAGTGGTATATTCAGATTAGGAACAGTATCGTTTTTGGTAGATGACATTCTGTGACAAAACTGATCAAGGGCTTGTTTTTTTCTTTTAATACGAAAACCAATTAAATCCCTGAACATTCTGGCAGACTCCACATTGTGTATGGCAGTTTCCCAATATAGACGAGTTTCTGTGTGTCCTGGTGGAACAATGTGTCTCATTCTGGTCTTAGATAATATCCCCAAATTCAATAACATAGCTTTTGTTTGAATCGCTAATTTTTGAGAATTTGTTGTTACTGTTACACCGTGTTGCTCGACACAACCATCTGCATCAAAATAACCAGATAATGCTTGACAAACAACCTTTTCATTAGCCATACGAATATGTTTTGGGAATATTTTGTATTTGTTTTCATCGTAGAAACCAAATGAAGATATTTTTTTAGCAACATCTACTCTGTTACATCTCAAATGTCTATCATCTATTGTGCCAATATCTCCATTATATCTTTCTATAAAAGCTGTAAATTGCTCTCTACAAATTCCATCGAGAGAAGCTAAGTCAACAATTCTGTCGTTAATGCAACCATCGCCTACCAGGAGACCAAAAACATATGCGTCGTCCAAGTCTACAGCAATGTTTCCCCAACATCTGTCTCCACGTCGGCATACCGTATAATCTCCCGGAGATAAGTTTTCAGCATTTTTCCAAATTATTTCTCCGGTTGAATCTAAAACGCGAATGGGATGATTGGGTGTCATAGTTAATGAAGCACCATACTTGGTGTAAATTTTAATCACATCCTTATAGCCGTTAACCCATCCGTATTCTGGTTGAACAAGTTTACCATGCTCATTCAGTAATTGTTGCTTAATATGATGATATAATCCCCATTCACATTTTACATGAAACATTTCGTATGGCATTAATATACCATCACTGGTTAATATTGCAGTATTAAACGAATCAATGCATTTTCCGACCTTGGTTCTGGCGCCAACGACATTGACTGTAGCCGGTCTAAAACCACCACCCATTGCCATATCCCAGGCTGGAAAACCCGTTGGTAAACCAACAATATCTTGTGGCGATTCAGACAGGGTAGTCATGGTATGTTCGAATTGCTTGCCAAGCGATATTATACCAACACCCTGGGTCATAATTTGACTAGTAAATTCAAATATTGGTTCTTCGATTTGACCTATGATGTTATCGACATCTTCAGCACCCGTTATTTTTTGAAGATTCTGTTGAATCGTCAAGGCTACCAAATACCCACGCCTTGCCAATGAAAGCTTATAAACTGCGACCACTAGCGATCGAACATTCTCTTGAGACGAACAAACTTCGTCCATGATGGCTTCTAGGTATTCTAAGTGTTTACCGCCGTTGGTGAAATTGTCATATCCTAAAATTTTTGCTGCGGCTTGTATACTTGGAGTATCAAATGTCTTAACGTCTTCTTTGTGAACAAGATGTGAAAGAATCTTAAAAAGTTCTTTATTGTGTGTCCAATAGAAATCTTGAATATCTAATATGTCTTCAACTTCAAAGAAACAACTAGTGCCATACGTAGTGATACCGGCTAGAATAGCCCTCTCCATACCTGGGTCTTGCAATATGGCGTTCGTTTTATTTCCCATGATTGAACCTACTTTTCTGTCCCCCAAGACACTTCGGACATTTTTGTCCCATCTCACCACTAGGGCGATCCGCCTCAAATGTTCCTTCACACTCGTTACATATTGCTTCGTATTTACGAGCCACGGGTCTATCGAGTTTCAGTTTGTTTGATCGTGCTTTTAGAGCCCTCTTCTTGTTTCTCTCTACTTCTTTTGGATCAGGATCATTAGTAATTAATCGTACACCGCCTTCTTGTCGTTGGACTGTTGTTCTGTCACTATCATTTAACAAAATGGAAGTGTCTTCTCCATCAGTGGTAACTATGGATTTTTTCTTAGTTTTACTATTTTTGCTTCCTTTTGGTTTGCCCGATTTTTTCTTTTCTAATTTTGGTGGTTTTTCTACAGATGTTGTAGTAGACTTAATTTTCGGCAAGCCCAATACAATATCGGCGATCTGTCTAAGTGCGCACTCAGCATCATTTGATGCTGTCGTTGTTCCTGGCAATTGTAAAGCTTCACCCGTAAGTCGTTCGTACCCCTCACAAACAGTTTCCCAGTTGCCTTCACGAATACCTTCTTTGATATATTCTATTGGACTCATCGGTTGCTCCCTTCATTATATCTAGCCCTTACCAAACCACCGATACTTTGTCCTACCAGTTCGATTCGACGAGCTAGGTACTGTATTCGTTCCAGTCTTAATTCTGCTTGTCTTACCCATTGGTGCAGTAGGGGGCGATCATCTCCTAGCAAACGATTAGTTACCTGCTTAGACCATTTTAGAAAGGTCTGACATTCATTCGCTTTTTGTTGTAAAAACAGACCATATTGCGCCAAGACAATAGCATCTTCCGCCAACTGCACAGAAGATCGTTCTCTCAGAGATTCTCGCGTAAATCCAAGAATAGTTTCAACTTCTGTATTAGATGGTTGATACTGGAAAAGTCCGAGCGATCTACACCACTGATCCAATTTATCTTTATATATCTTGGTTTCATCGATCAAGTTACTCATCGTAAATCTCTATAATCTTAAACCCATTGAGTTCACAAAAATCTCGTTTATTCTGATCAGCATCCTGCTGGCGATGAAATTCCCGTTTAGTTTTGTGAAAATGTTTGACATGTTCTGTATGCTGTCTACCATGACATTCTACCACTAAATTCAATGATGGAATAAAAAAATCTAGTACAAATCCATCTCCTGGAACGATAACTTCTTCGAATATTGTATCATGAGGATACTGTTCGCACAATTGTTTACCTATAGAGTGTTGAAATTTTGATTTTGATTTTTCTTCTGTGCGAAGTTTCTTATTATTAAGTCGTATCTTAGTTGTTCCACCTTTCAAGAGTTTAACTTCCATTTTACACCGCGATATCTTGAGAATTAAGCCTAGCTAATATGCCAAATATTCCATCGAACAAAACACATTCTACCCCAGCTTCTTGCATCATACCCCAACCATATATAATAGACTCAACCCACGCCTGATGAGAAGATGCGATAGCCATGAACTGAGCATGACCGACAACCCTTCGTATACCAGACTGAATAATAGCTTTTGCACATTCAGAACAAGCGTAGAACGGACAATACAGGGTGGCATCTCGTGTGCTTTTCCCGTGTAGCGCAGCGTTAAATACCGCACCATTTTCAGCATGAACAACCATTCGGTATTTAGTTGGCTTATCAGTTAAGCGAGTTCGCGTTTCTGCTATTCCTCTAGCAAATCTGTTAGTCGCATACGTTATAATTTTACTATCTGACCCAACTAGTACAGCACCATTCTTGGTGCTGGGGTCAGGACTGGTTGCGTTGCCGTGTTGATATGCTAATTCCAAAAAGTGTCTATCAATTATGTTGGTGGTTAGGGCAAATGGTTGTGGCAACCAATCAAGTTTAAGTTGTGTGCTATTCATTATTAGCTCCGGATTCTGGCGGAAAAATGATATTCCTTATTTCTGTCTCCAGTTGTTTCAATTTGTCTGGATTTTCTTTGAGAAAATTAGATAGTCTCGTCAATCCCTGGAATTTTGATGTAACATCGGCGAACATAGGAATTGAGTACCATGCGCCCGCCTTTTCAATCAACCCCAATTCTTCTGCTGTTGTAACGATATCTCTGACTACATCTATTCCAATACCATATCGAAGAGGTAATATGCACGGAAGATATGGCCTACCCATTGCCGATGACTGTACTGTAATGTGCATATCATGTCCATCCGGAGCGTTTGTTTCTGCATTTCGTTCCCACTGTTGTGTCCAGGCCACTTTTAGCCAGACAGAACAAGCATATTGAATAGCAACTCCACCCTTTTCGACAAATTTTGGACCACGAGGTTCTCTGTTAGTCATCATTTGCGATATAAAAATCAAAATCACATCTTGCGCATCGACAATCTGTTGAGCCCGTCTAAAAAACGCAGATAGCAACTTGGCGGGTCCAGCCATATCTCTGCTAGAACCAATGTCGTCTTCCTGTTCGGTCATAGTAGAAAGCGCAGCAATACTGTCAATTACCACAACAGCTTTCTTTTGTGTCTTGGCGATACGTTCTATGATATTCAAATAATCTTCGGCAGTGAGTGGTTTATCTATTTTGTGCGGAATAACTTGTAGTTTCGTTGGGTCTAATCCTTGAATGGTAGAAAGCAGGGATGGTGTGCATCTTCGTTCTATGTTGATATAAAATGTTGGACGATTAAGAATCTGTGCATTTCGGAGCAGTTCTAAACACAACGTGGTTTTGCCACTTTTTGGGCGCCCGGTAATGAGACAAATAGTGCCATCTGGAATACCACCGTTAAGAGCGATGTCGAGAGACAGTGGGGTATGCAGAACATCTCTGGTACTAGGAGGTAGTGCTTCGTCGGCTGTCGCAATAATTCCAGTGCCATGCATTCGAATAAGAAATGCATCCAATGATTCGGTATCAATATTTGGTTTCTTCTTAGCCATTTTCTGTTTTTCTTACCTTCGACAATTTACTTTGTATACCCATGTCGACAAAAGTAGAATTTTTTCTTGAATCAATTGTTGGCGGTTGCTGCTTCTGACTCAAAGCTGCACGGTGTGTTTTTAGATCAGCTATGCGACGACGGGTAAGTCTTACGACTTTTGTCACCGTTGTTTTAGCCACAAGTGCTTTGATTTTGTATTCGTCAATAATCTGAGTTAAAGCAGTTTGAGTTAGAGTGTCTGTCAAATCCAGTTCTTTTCCTATGTTAGATATACCCCGTATCTCTCGTTTATATTTTGGTGCCCAATATTTTGTGTCAGACCAAAATCGTGGACCTATCTTTGGGTCTAAGTTACAACATACCAGTTCTATAATATAATCTCGGAATGCTACGTATAACCCAGGTGTTGTGGGAGATGCGTACGGATGTTTGTCACTTTGTGGTTGGTGTCTTATTGCCATTAGGAGTTCTTAATCAAAAAGAAACCCGCATTTGCAATAGTTCGTTCTTCGGTAAATGAATGATCAAATTTGGGTTGCCTATGCCAAACCACAAGTATTTTTTGTCCATCATAATATCCAATACCAGCATAATTGTATTGTGAACCGCCCCAAACAGCATTTTTCTTATATCCTAAAAAGTACCCTTCCTGATTAGGGGGCATCTTTACGTCAATACCACCTGGTCCTTGAAGTCGCAGACCGGTGATCGAGATATCCTTATTTGCGTCAAGCCATTTGTCAAGCCGAGCCCAGGCATGTCTTTGACCAGGACGATCGTCTTGGATAACTGTTCGTCCATCTGACAACGATGCCAAAAATCTTATAGTAGGTGTTTGATCAGTGGCACCAAATGCTAAAGTTAAGTCACCTGTTGTTTCGTTCATATTTTATTCCTTTTTTCCAGACCTGTTTGTGTATGGGGAACGGTTCAGTTGTTCGTCTGCTAGCGCTGATTCGCCTGGCGTCATAGCATGAACTCCCTTTCCAGCATCAAGAACTCTCCGTCGATTCTTCGGTTTAATACATAGAACACGATCATCCATAGGCGCGGTTTTTGATTCTGGAAGTGTCTCATCAGAATTCTCGAAATCCTTTTCGTCAAACCCACCGTAAGCATCAAATCTTTTAGCTGCGGTTTCCAAAAATACGCCTCGTGTTTTACTGCGTAGGCGACCCAAATTTACATTTGAGCCACACAAAAAGTCCATAAAATTTTTCTTGAATTCATCAAAAGTCATTTCGAAATCTCCTTTGAGCCAGAAGAAACGGTGTTCTATTTTTACTTCGCAGGAAAGTAGTATATCGCTGATAACACTCCCGACTACATGTTCTTAGTCTCCAAAACAATCCGCCACGTTCACGATCTCTCTTATGTATCTTATTATTGACATCCATGGGATCAAATAGATCACCAGCGTTTGAGGCAAGTACCAGATATCTATGTCCTGACCATCTTGCTGCCACATCGAAATCGGGCCGTACCCCCTCAGATATTTCGTGTGGTGTCCCGTTGATATCAACTACAATTACTTTCATTTACTCCACGCTTCAAACAAAACATCTGTATCTGGAGCATCAGCATAATCATCTGCAATATCAAATGCCATACGGTCGTTAGGTGCACCAGGGTAAAATTGTCCTGATACCTGTTGTATATTAGAATAGCATCCACAAAAACCACACTTTACTGCCACTCTAGTAAGAACTGTTGATTGACCAGCACCTTCTATTGCCGCTAATTGTAACACCAATAAGGAGCGACAACAATTGGCACATTCAAAATTAATCTTACCTGTATCTTGTAGTCCCTTGAGTGGTCTATCATCTCTGTCTGGTGGACCAGTCTGGATTTCTGTTTTATCCATTAATCTATCTCCCCCTTTTTTATGTATTTTTCTGGATTTTTTAGAATATTTTTATCAACAGGGCCTTCTCTCCAGAAAGGTTTTTTACCCACATTCTTACCTTCGCCCAGTCGATCTAGCGGTGTCTTGCGGCCTCGGAAACCCCGACAAGGCGTTTCAGTACCTCTTACTATCACAGCCGCCCCGCAACTGATCAGCTTAACCAATGTGGGCTTATGACATTCGGGGCACTCCGTAAGGGGCTCTGCTGACATACTGTGAAATGCCTCTAATGCACGACCACATACAGCACATTCGTATTCATAGGTTGGCATGACTTATTATACCTCCGAATCGACCTTTTGTTCCATAAAAGTTCCCACTTTTTTTGTGAAATTACCTAAACTTTTACGATGTCGTTCCGTAAATGGACCTCCATTTGATGTATCGATTTTAAGCTGCTTTTTAATAATTTGTGCGATTTCTGGTGAATTCTTGCCCGCATTCTTAATGGTGCCAGTCAAGAGAGTTAACATGTCGCCTCGTTTCATAAATGCTCGCACTAACAACAACCCCGCACCCACAAAAATGATTGCGATTAAACTGGTACCGACTACAATCCACCCACCGCCTCCGTATTTTATTGTGCCAGAATTGTTTATAGTCTTACTCATAGCTAACAAATTTTGATTAACTTCTTGCTTAAAGTGTTCTATGGTTTCAGCAATTGTTGTAATTTCTGCTTTTTGTTCTACTACTTTTTCAAGTTTACCCATGTCGTTACGAACACCTTGAATCTCCGTTTTAACCGCATCGGGTGATACACACCCTGGCCCGACACACAAGAATAGGGCGATGATCGCCAGCACAGTCGCCACTAATGCCATCGGTGCTAATTCTTTTAACGTTTTTTTGGTTTTGGCTTTGAACATTTATTTTTCCTTTTTTCAAAAACCTCGTTTACAAGTGCATCTGCTCGTTTATTTTCATGTCGTGGCACCCACCTAATTGAGTGATCTTCAAACTGTTCTAGAAGTTCTCGTACACGATCACGATGTTGTTTGAGTTCTGGCTTGTTGACTTTGAAGGCTCCGATTACTTGTTTGACCATCAATTGTGAATCTGAATACACATGAACTACATCAACTTTGTGGGTCAATGACGCTATTAATCCAGCTATTAGCGCCCTATATTCTGAAATATTTGATGTTCCATTATTTCCACAACGACGATTACCTGAGAAAATTTCGTTATCATCAATATCGTATGCCACGAAACCCAGGGCCATAACTCCTTCTCGGATTCCCCCGTCTGTAAACAATTTTATTTCCATCATTAATGTTTTTTTCTTACTGGCGTTTCTAGGGCTTTCGCTATATCCCAACCACGCTTAATGCGTTGATCAATAATATAATCTGGAATATCCATTTCTTCTGCCCAGGCGGCGATACATTGAGATTTGCCGAGATATGAAATCAAACGATTATTTCGTTTGTTTCTTTGTTGTTGACTCCAGGTGGCCCAATAACAATTATTCTTACAATAACCCTTATCATTATTTTTTCGTTCGATCGTAAGTTTTAACTTCCACTCCTTGGCCATATCTTTATTAAAATTCTCAAATGAATTACTCCATCGTTTACAAACCGTGATTCCTCGACCACCATAGTGGTGATAATTTTTATTTTTCGGATTAGTACATCGCTGGATCATACTCAACCATATTGAATAAATTTTAGTTACTTTACCCTTTTTAGAATGGCCATGTTTTGTAAATCGTTGTCTTGTTGTTTCTTTCCGTAAACACCCACAACTTTTGGTATGGTTTCTATGTAGATCATTACCTAAAATAATCTTTTCTATTCCGCAATCACACTTACATAACCACATGGACCGACTGTGCTTGCTGTTAGAAACCCTCTCAATAACAGTCAGTCTCCCGAATTTTTGTCCCGTTAAATCGATAAATTTTGACATTTTATTTTTCCATAATTAAAATGGAGTTTCATTCTCATCTATATCTGTCCGTGAGCCATCACACATGTCTCTGAAATGACATTTCACACAGGCTTTTTCGTTATCGGTTTTTGTAAAATAAGATGGATTATTTCTATTCTCAAAAGTTTTGGCCAATAAGGGATATTCGTTACGAATAATACCAGCCTGTCTCTTCATGTGTTGCATTGTGACATCAAGATGTGGAATCGCTCTTTCTCCTAATTCTACAAACGCTGCTAGATACACTGGGATGATTACTATATCTTCTGGCTTCGTTGCCCATCCCTGCTTTAATGCGTACATACTGTAAGTTACAAGCTGGTCTATCACACTGTCACTAACTCTCCCTGTTTTCCAATCCAAAAGATAAACTTTTCCTTGATACCTAAATCCACAGTCTATTTTAACAGCTACTTCTTCACCGGTATTTAATTGGAATTTCTGGAAGTCTTCGAGAGTAAGCCATGCATCCTTTTCAAGACCCTGTAAAACTTTGAACAATGGCATATCATAAAATGCCTTTAATGATGTAAACACCTTCTGTTTGAAAGCATTGAGCTGTTCCTTGTCAACCTCTTCCTGATAGAAATGTTCGGCAAGATTAATATTATACTTAGGGCTACTCTGCCATCTTTTGTCGGTTGATTGCTTCCATCCCTTGCGCAGAGCTTGGACACCATCGTGTTGTGCTTGTTCTAGTGTTTTCCACTTTCCTGTCTTGCGACCTTCAGTGATAATGTCTTCTATTATATTGTGGACAATCGAGCCAATAAACATAGGAAGATTTGTCATGTTTTTCAACATATATGCTCTGCGCTTCTCTTGAGGCGCACTGGCCAACCAGCCTTCCCAGGCCACATTATATGTTAAATTATATTTCCAAGCACATTCTCTTAAACACTTAACACGGCTCTCAGACCACGCATAAGTTTGTACAAATTGTTTACCCATCTGGTTTTCTCCCTTTAATCAACCCAAATTGGAGCCTCAACTGTTTTGCCCCAACGTGGATGCATGAGGAAAAACGATTGTTGCGGTTTCTCGAATGACGCCTTAATGCTGAGAGCATATGGTCCATAACCTATAATAGAACCGTTGCCAACATAATTTTTTCCAGACATTCTTTGGTGCCAGTGGGCAAAAATATCCAAATCGGCAGGTCTCGCTTGATTCCATTGGGCAATAGCCTTATTCAGTGGAATAGTTAATCCGCCTACCCCACCAGCATACCTGACATAATTACCATGATGAAACCTAAGTGTATATCCGTACACGTCTAGATAATTGAAATATCCACGAGATAACTTGAATCTGACTGTCTCGGATTCTGCGTAATGAGTAGCTAGGAAATTATATACAAGCCACTCAAAACTATTTTCCACACAAGTAGAAATTCTTATTTTGGGGGTAGTGCGACCATGATTACCCACACTTGTCATCACAACTATTTCCTCAAAATCTCCATTGGTGACCAAGAAGTCGATAGCAGATTTACACAACTTATAAACTTCAATTGAAGCTTCTATTGGAGATAAAGCGTTGCTCTCCATTAATTCTTCGTGTATATATCCACTAATTAGATCGCCACCCAACCACAATACCAATTTCTTTATAGCCGATTTACTTCGTCCCATTTCTACTAGTTTCAATCCATTGGTAAAGACATTTTGGAATCTTCGTTTAGCTATTGTGATATTATATTCATTGAGACCATCAACTGTACCTGGATCAACCTGTTCCTCAAAATGGATGTCGGAACACAAAATAACGGCTGTCGATTCGGACTGCTTGCTGTCTGGACTAATTCTGATCGGCTGCTCATGTACTAAATCCATATTCTTGCTGAATAATTCTATTGCACTAATCCTACCAGATTGGTTTTCAAACATCGTAAGAAGTTCGTTATACTTCTTTTGTAACGATCTCTTGTCTCGCGTAGCAGTCTTCAATTTGGCATCTAATTGTACTTCTTGATCCACATCTATCACCGGGGCATTCGCTGTGTATCCCCTGTCGATAGCCTTATGAAATCTACCACTCAATGTTTTGCGAGGAATACCCAATTCCTTAGCGGCTTCTGTTATTGAACCGTGTTCTTTAACTATATCTACGGCTTCCTGCAAAATTGTTCGCTCATTATTCATCTACTCAACACCTTTCTCGTGTTCGGGTATATCGCACACACCACTTGGACAATCATTTACGGCTGCTTCTTCTATCGCATTTTCTAGATATTTTTGAGCTTCTGATGGAGAAATCGGAGTCAACGGAGATGTACCCCGACTACCATCTCTATATACAGTGATACCCTTGAGTTCTCTTATGTATTTGCTCATTTCCCTAGACAATTGCTCGACAGGATAGTCTGTTGGCAGATTGATCGTCTTGGAGATGGAATTATCTAGGTGTTTTTGACACACTGCCTGCATCATCAAATGAGCCTCTGGAGAAATATCATGAGCCCCCTGAAAATGCTTCACTGACCGACCACGCTGTAGAAACTGTTTCAGAAGCGGATGTATCACAACTTCCGATGCCCCGTTCCTTTTTTCGTCGTGCATGTCTTTATGCCGGTTAAATCTTCGCTTATATACTGGTTGAAATAACGGTTCAATTCCAGACGAACAACCTGCAACAATAGATGTGGTCCCGGTTGGCGCGATGCAAAGCAGAGCGCAATTACGAAGACCATGTTCTTTTATTAATCGATGATGTCTTCGTCCAAGACATTTTTTAATAAATCCGGTCTTAACGTGTTGATTTACATCGAACGCATGGAATGACCCCTTTTCGATGGCAATTGCAATACTGGCATGGTATGCCTGTTTTTTTACAAAGCCCATAACTTTATCAACTACATCCCTTGCTGCTTGACTAGAGTATTTCAAACCAAGTTCTAACAACATATCGTGGAGTCCCATGACACCAAGACCAATCCTGCGATATTTCTGACACGTTTCTTGAATAATTGGCATAGGGTAATTATTTTGATCCAAAACGTTATCCAAAAACCGCACACCTATTGCTATAGTTTCTTCTAACATATCCCAATCAATATCGCCGTCCGTAACATGAGTGTAAAGATTCACGGCACCAAGACAACAACAATCATATGGTGGCATCCAAATTTCACCGCAGGGATTTGTACTCACCAAATCATGTCGATAAGAAATTGTGTTCATGGTATTGGCTAAACCTATATTTAACAATCCTGGGTCTCCACTTTCTAGGGCGTTTTTAACAATCTTGTCCCAAATATCTTTGGCCGCGATCCTTCCTATTTCATCGCCTTGCCACTTGAAAATTACCTCTCCTTGTTCGTCTAGTAATTTTAAGAAGGTGTCATCTATACAAACTGAGATATTTGCATTGCTCAGTTCTTTTCTATCCAATTTTGCTTCGAGAAATTCTATTAAATCTGGATGGTCATAGTTGAGACAAAACATTAAAGCCGATCTTCTACCTCCGCCCTCACGCAGTTCATTGCAGACAGCGTTGATTGCTCGCATAAGACTAACTGCGCCGGTAGCCTCACCTCCTGTACCACGAATAAGAGTACCCTTTGGACGTATTCGTGAAAAATTGATGCCGACCCCACCACCGGTACCTGAAATGATAGTGACTGCTCTAAGTACAT